TCAGCTAGACCAAGAGCATCCATTGTGACTCTTAGTACACCTTCCTCAACTGTAAATTCAAAGCTACCCATGACGCATCCGGTATAACCGAATACAACTTCGTTACGAACAATCGTAATCGACAGAGTTCTAGGAACCGCTCCCGATGCTGCTGTACTAGCACTACCAGCAGCAGAAGGAACGAACTTATACTCAAATGGGCCTGCACCAGTTTTGGTAATAGCGTGACGTGATGCGTAGAGGAAGTATGGAAGGAATCGAGGATCGGCTTCCATAGTAATTGGACCCTCGATATGATAGTACGATGACTTTACATCGGAGACAATCGACTGTTGCCTAATCTGCTCCGAATAGTATTTCGATTCCGTATAAATAAAGTCCTCATCGAGAATGGGGACATAGACGGCAGGTGCGACGTAGGTGCCCATTGTAGTTTCAAAGGCAAGTCCTACACTACCACCACCGCCCAAACCTGCTGGCATTAGGCTTCACTCCCTTCTACAATCTCATCATCGTTAGTAGTTTCCTCAACTGATTCAGCATCAGCAAAGGTAGGCAGAATCTCATCAATGTCCTTCTTTGAAAGAAGAGACGTACCTTTTACTGTAACGAATGTAGCTGCTTCAAGAGTTTCTCTAGCAGGCTTCTGTCGCCTTGCTACAAGAAGTCTCTCCTGATCTTCAGTAAGTTCTACTGAACTGTTGTTCTTTACAAGAATACCAGCAACATCTAAATCTACATCATCCTCAAAAGCAGGATGCTTGATTTCGACAGTTAGAGTCATTCCTCCCTCCTACCTCCTATGAATTCCATTGTTCTTCATCTGACCACAACACTCGATTCTCTCCTTGCCATGATAGCCGAGTTGCAATAACAGCATTACCTTTTGTTGAAGTAACTCGACCAATCACGATAGGCTGTAAATCTGTAACGAACCCAAAGATGATATGACCATCAAGAGTTCTATCTGCATTGAGGAATCTCTCTAACTTCCTCGCCATTTGGATATCTTCTTTTGTTCTTACTCTTCGACTTCGGCTGAGGTTTGCATGGAACAACCACATATCACAGAAGAACTCTCTGTGCCATTGTCGAGTTGCATGCTGTCGTGTTCTTGTTGGTCTTTCGGCTGTAAGAACAAGTGCGGGATATTCAGGTAGTAGCTGTTCATCTCCATAGGTAATATGTTTAAGTGAGAGTGCGGTTTTATTGTTGTCGATACGATCATGGAGATAGTCTAGTACCTGTGTGATATCGTGATAGTCCTGTGGCATTCGTTAATCGCATTTATGCATTAGGATTCTTAGTGAATCGTCCTGTAGATGGATCACGCCAACGAGCAAAAGTTCTTCCTCTTGACGATGTAGCTGCTTCCACAATACCTTGGAACCAACCATCAAACACTTCAAGAATCTGAAGTTCAGCTTCATCAGACATACCAAGGAATCTACGTTGAGGTAGTTCACCACCAGGAGTACGATAGTCTACACCTTCTTGATGCCATTCCCAATATGGAGGAAGTCCACCTGTATCGAAAAATAATGAGTCGTCATTAACGCTCTGCCCCGAAACTTGGACAAAGGCCGCATCACTCGTAGCTGCTTCTTTTAGGATACCTCTCCAATTGAGAATCTTACCGCTGTGTCCATCAGGTAGATTCTCTGCATAACCTCTCTCTGATGTTACTGCACCCGTTGCCGGGTCTTCATATACTTTCCTTCTACGTCTACCATCGGAATCAGTCGTAAAGCCACTACTCCAAGGAGGCCACGGTTGTCCTTGTGGATCATGTTCTCCTTCAAAGTTAGATTCGATATCTCTTTGAATGATTCCTTTGGAGAGAAGCAGAGGAATAGTACGATCTTCAAGCGCGTCTTTAACGTCTAGAATCTTCTCACTGAATATGATAGGATCAGGCACCCATTCAAAGGTAATAGAACCAGCAGCCTGAGTACCGTAAGCACCAATGAACGCACCTGAACGTGTTACTGCCATTAGAACACTGAGTCCATTGTGAATTTAGGTGGCTGAGTATTAGGATCATTGGGATAGAACATATCCGTAGTTAATCCGCCACCGACATCAGTTGGGTCTTCATCTAGTGTCATACTTCCATCAATGATTCTTTGGAGCATTGTCATCGCTTCATTGTATAGGAACTGTGCATACTGTGGATCATCTAGTGAGTCTTCAGAATATCTGCGTCGGTAGATAAATGCGGCACCTAGCCGACCCCCGATAGCTCTGATTGTTGAAGGAGTTGTACCAGGGGTCAGCCAGAGAGCCATTACTCCCGAAGCAACATAACCAGCAAGCCAGCCTCTAATGACGCGCTCGATATCTTCTAGAATCTCTGCATACAGAGGTTCCGACTCCGCAATGAGTTTATCTTCAGGGAGGAACTTATTGATATCATTGTCGTCAATGAGAGCCATTATGCTGTTGGATCACCTTCCTCGCCTGTACCTACTGTACCTTCTGCAACTGCTGTATTAGCAGTTTCTTCGGCACCGGAAGGATCATGTACTTCTGCATCTTCTGTCGGTTGTGGAACTGCGATCTGAAGTGCAGCATTCATCTTAAGAAGAGTATCGGGATCGAGTGCCTGCTGCTCTGCCTGTAGTCTTGCAACATATGCACTAGGAGATTCGTTCTCACCAATTCCATCTGGAAGTGGATAATCACGAACAGAGCCTCCATCGAGAAGTCCCTGCCACTCTTCGTCACTTACATCTAGATCAGACTGACTAACAGGATCACCAAGCTTAACCATGTTCCTATTAACAACGATGTTGCGACCACGAACTTCTTTAGTCTCACCACCGTTATGAATATCAGTCCATGCGAAGAATTCACCCTTCTTCGCAGTTCTCCTTTTACGTGGTCTAGCCATAGTAATTTACCATCCTCCTGTTTACCAAGCAGTTGAGCCGAATGCGTCCTTGATGAGATAACCAGCAATGGAAGAAGTAATCTTAAGGTCCCACTTCCAATGTGTTCTCACCATGTCAGACATACGACTCTCTTCACGCCAACGGTCAGTAGGTCGTGTTGAACCATCTGGCCAAATCTGCGCGAAAGTCTTACCGAACGAAAGATCACGAAGTGTCAGCTGAGGATTAACATACGCAAGGATAACATCCTTACCCCAAATGGCAGTAAGTGACTCTGTAGCTTCCAGAATATCGTTCGCGTTGTACCAGTCATCCTGAACGAGAACAAGCTCACCATCGAAACCAACTAGCTTACGGAAGGCTTCTGGATCAGTAAGTGAGAAGTTCTGGAAACGTGCAACCATATCAGGATGATTCTCTAGCCAGTTCTGTCCAAACGTGCTCATAAGGAGACGGTTGGGTTTAACACCAATCTTCGATTCAATCTTCAAAATTGCAGCACGAAGAACGTCAATCGGATTGGATGTTGCACCTGCATAGTTATCCCACTGATCTGCCGCAAGAAGTGTAACAGTATGACCGGCAGGATATGTTGCTGTATTGCGAAGTAGTGCAGCAGCAGTAAGCTCATGCTCTAGCTGTAGTGAATCGAATACGAGAGCAGCAGCATCTTCGTGTGGGTCAATATCAAAATCTCCACCGAATGCGGGATTAGCATAACCGCCCTGTGTCTGAAGCTCCATATCCTCTTCATCTGCAACAGCAGCTTGAAGTGCATGCTGTACTGTCTTGAACGTATCTGTGCTCCAACGCCCACCACGAACCTCATTAGCAACTGTGCCAGGTTCACGACGAGAGAGGAAGTAGACACGGTTAGAACGATCCCATACACGATAAATACCTGATGCAGTATTTACCGGAGTTTCGGGAAGCATTCGTAGACCATAGAATAGAGGCGACTGATAACCAACCGAGAAATCCGTAAGGATGGGGTCGGTGAACATTGCGCCTGGATCGTACATTGGCATTTAGATATCCCTCCCTTCCTACGCCAGAATCGTGCCAGGTAGACTAAGATGAATCTTGAAATACTTACCTGCACCTGAAGCTGCTTCCATTGCTACACCAATTACACGTTCGGTAGCAGCAGCAACCTGTGCGGTACCAGTAGCAGTTGGCGAAATAAGCTGACCTTCGTTGATTGCTTCTGATGCTTCCATTACTGCCTGACCAATCAGTACAACGGTCGCGCCTTTTCCTCTTGCAATTTCACCAGCAGAAACATCAAATACTGCAATACCGAAAACAACATCAGTTGCTGCTGTTACTGGTGTGACTTCTTCAGGGTTACCTGTTGACTTAACTGCACGACCCTTCGTAATAGCAGCAGCAGCATTAAAGCCTTTGCTCTCAACCTGATTGCTAGTTGCTGATGGCATTATTCGTTAATCCTCCTTTCCTACCTGCTCGCATATGCGGCAGCAAGCTCAGGCTCACGCTTGGCAGCTTCCGCAATTGCTTCTCTACGAGATAGATTATCTTCCTGACGAATCTCCTTAACGAGATTAGCAAACTCCTGTCGAACAGTCTGACGACTTGCATTAGCATCGACTGGCTTACGCTCAACAGACCTAGAAGAACCGTCCTCATCAAAATCTACAACGCTATCGAATGCTGTCGTAAGAAGATTGGAAAGATCATCATGGGTGAAAGAACGACTTGCAACCTTTACATGAGCTTCCTCAATCTTAGAAGTCATAAGAGCGGAGTAACCGAATGTTTTAATCTTCGTATCTTCTCCAACCTTAACTTCTTTCTGTACACTTTCAAACTGCTTTGCAAACTGCATAGCACGACTTTCTCGATCCGCTCTTTCAAGTTCAAGCATTCGATTAGCCTGCTCAGGATAGTCCTTAGCGAAATCCCTTGCCTCTGATGTTGCTACCAGAAGAGGCTGAATATCGCCAGCAGCTTCAAGTACATTAGCGTACACTGTTGCCTCATCATCACCTTCGGCAATTTCTACACCGAGTGCAGTTGCGAGAGCAACAAGCTGTTCGTTATCCATTAGCTCCTTCCCTCCTTGATTGCTCTGTTGTTGTCCTGCTGGTGGCGGTGGTGTATCAACTCGCCAACCTCCCTTAATAGCGGGATCATCTTTATCTGCCGGTTCGCGTGGAATTGGCTCACCTGTAGGACCAGGCTCACCATGTGCTTTATCCATATCGTCCGTTTGCTTAACGTTTGTATTACTAACGTTAGCGTTTGCAGCAACTTTTTCCGCGCGACCGATAGAACCTCCCTGTGTGGTAGAAGTAGAATGTAGAAGCTCAGAGACAACCTCGTCAAAAGTAGCAATACCATCTACTACTCCAGCTTCTAAACCTTGTCTTGCTGTCATAACTGCACCGTCACCAAATTTGTTACGAACGGTATCCTCAGTTACTCTACGACCTAGAGCAACGCCAGTTACGAAATCATCATTGGTATCATCGACAATGCTCTGAAGATAAGCTTCACCTTCAGCATCAAGAGGCTCATAACCTACCTTCTTGAGTTTACTAGAACCAATAGGAGTTTCCTTGATGCCAAACATTTCATTCTGTTTGGAATCGTCTCTGACTACCATGATAGTTCCGATGTTTGCAACGAATGAAGAAGGCGAAGCAAACATCTTGTCTGCTGCCGAACCGAGAAAATATGCAGCAGAAGTTGCTGATGTATTTGCGATAGCCCAGATAGGCTTGATTTCTCTAGCCTGTCGAATCTCTGCGGCCATTTCAGAAATCTGCGATGAATGACCACCGGGACTATCAATGTCCAGAAGAATTGCATCAACAGATTCATCTGCAAGCATTACTCTAAAGTCACTACGGAACTGTTCAATAGATGTTGCTCCACTCAGTTCCGTCATAAGATTCGCTTTAGGAAAGATGGGTCCAGCTAGTTCAAGAACGCCAAGTCCACGAACTTGCTTAGTAGCATGACGTTCCTTCCTTTC